ACCATATCCTCGATTTTCGGCCCTGGACGCGCCTTCCAGCTCATTTTCCACCCCCAAAACGGCTCTGGAGGGCCCAAATAGCCCCCAGACACCCGAAACCCCCCCTCCGGGGCGCCGTCAGGCGCTGTCAGTCCCTAGATCCACCCTCCCATCCCCCCCTAGAGCTACATCCTATGCCCGAAATACCCCCCAGCTCGGACAATCATTGCCCGAGCCCCCTATATCCAGGCTCAGAACTGGCCTCCAGCTAGGTTCCTAGCCTCCCTTTTGAGTCCTCATTGTCTGGATGCGAACGGGCTGGGGCTAAGGCCCCTGCCTGGGCTCATCGGGATGGGGCCTATGCCTTACGGCCATCTCTGGCCCACGCCATATAACCCCGCAGACTCCTTATGGTTTGGCAGCGCATGTGCCTGAGCATAGGCCCTTGGGACAGGGGCAGGCTCGGAAAGCGCCCTTTCCCTTCCTGCACACTACATAGGCACATGCGATAGCGCAGCCGACATGCGCCCTGCCTTAGAGCGCCCCAGCCCGATAGCTTTCGAATCCTGACACTGAGGACAGGCTCGGAGAGGGCAAGGGGCGAATATCGAGTGTCGGTATAGGGAAACGGGCAGGCAGGCTTGAAGGCTGCCTGTGCTGGCGTCCTATGCGTCTCTAGGGACTCTCTCGATGGCAGTCTCTACTGTGCTGATAGGAGCTGCAGGGACTCTCTGGACTGACAGCGGGCTACGCCCGCCTCGGAGCCGACTGCGGAATCCGCACTTGTAAACCTCACGGTTCTGTCAGGTTGACAATGCTCCGGGCTGGCTTGCGGCACGAGCCTGGACGGTCAGAAGCCGAGCCTGGGAGGCGACCAATTCCACTTGCAGTTTTCGTCCTACACACGTAAGACACGTGTACGACAGAAAATGAGAGGGGACACCATGAGCATGACACAGAGACTTTTCGACTTCGGCATCAAGGCAGCGCTTGAGAGCTACGGCACGTGGGGCATTTACCTGCGGCATTGCCCCCGCGTCCGCTTCGACCTGTATCCGGGGCACACGTTTAGCCGGCACTACGTGGCGAAGGTCGCCACAGCCATCCGCAGCGCGGATGCCTATGTGCCGCTCTTCCTGACGCACTAGCAGCCGCTAGATTGCCAGCGCAATGCGCTCCGGTGCGAGGGGAGCGCATGACGGTTGCAATCCCGCGACCCATCAAAACCCGAGAGAGAGAGAGGATAGCAACATGAGTCACGAGCTGGAGAGTATGTTTTACGCTGGCCACATGGACGGGGGCATTCCCTGGCATGGGCTGGGAACCCGCGTCGAGGGGAATCTTGCGAGCGCACAGGCATTGACCAACGCGGGCCTGGATTGGGACGTTGCGCTACAGCGCGTCTTTATCCGCGACATGCGGAACGCCGCAGAGCGAACGGCCATCGAAGTTCCCGACGTGCGCGCTGTCGTCCGCATGGACACCAGCGCTCCGCTGGCAACCGTGTCCGCCAAGTACAAGGAAATTCAAAACCGCGACATGTTCGCGACGTTCGCGGATGCAGTCGGAGACGCCGCTATCTGGCACACGGCAGGCAGTCTGAGAGGCGGGCGCGAAGTGTGGAGCCTGGCAGAGATTCCGGGAGACTGGAAAGTCGCAGGCTTGCAGCATCGCCGTTTTGTGCTGGCGGCAGGCGGACATGACGGACAGCACACGGTCCGATTTCTCCCGACGGATATTACCGTCGTCTGCAACAATACGCTCCGGGCTGCGCTGGCAGGACGGCGGGACGGCTACAACGTCAAGCACGTGGGAGACGTCTCCCAAGCTCTCCGCGTCGTGCGCGATGCGTTCGGAGAGACGTTCGCGGAATTCACGGGCTTTAAGACGCGCATGGAAGCCCTGCATGACGTCAGTCTGTCCACCGTACAGGCCCGCGACATTCTGACGGACATTGTGCGGAACGGGCGGACGACGGACGACGGACGGCCGGTAGACCTGGGACCACGCGATGCGACGTGCGTCTCTCGGGTGCTGGAATTAGAGCGGAGCGGCAAGGGGGCGGACACGTGGCACGGGACAGCCTACGGGCTTCTGCAGGCGGTCTCCGACTATGTGGACCACGAGCGCATGCAGGATGCGACGGCAGAAAAGCGCTTTCTCTACCAGACGGCGGGCGCCGGAGCGGGTCTCAAGGCACGGACGGAGCTTGTGCTGATTTCCGAGTTTTGTCCGGGCCTGCTCGACGGTCCGACACGGGTGCAGGTCGCAGCCTAGAAAGGAACGGAACCGATGACACAGTGCCACAAGGGTCCACGCTATCACGAACCGAGCGAAGGCTTCTGCTTCTACTGCGCGCCAGCCAGCATCAACCTGTCCATCCTATGGTGCGTGGTTGCCTGGCAGGCTCGGAAAGCCAGCTAACGGGCTCTGCGGGTTTCGGACTGGACGCGGCATCCAGTCCGATTCCTGGACAGCCCTTTGCGCTTTCCCCTGCGGCAATGCCGCCGCAGGTATCCCCGAGAGAGAGAGAGGAAATGAAAACCAAGCGAGAGTTTTTCCCGAAACCGCACGCAGGCGAGCCCGCTTTGCGTGCATCCGTGTGCTGGATTCCTGGCATCCGCAGCACGGAATTCCGTACCGCACGACTGACGCTGTCTTTTTCCACTGTGAAGGACTGGGACGGAGACGTCGGAGACCGCGTCTATTCAGACCCGAGAGCAGACTTTGTCATCACGGCATACGTCTCCGCTGACAGGGAAGTCTCCGGATGGACCTGTGGCTACCTGGAACCGCACTACGTCCAGGCGAACGACGCGGAGCGCATGGTCGGAACCTTCCAGCGTATCGAGCGGGCGCTAACGAAAAATCGCGAGCAGACGGGACAGGGTCCGCAGTCGTTCGGAGCCTACGTGCTGCAGGTCTGCCGGGCTCTCAAAATCGAGCGCTTGGCATTCGAGAATGATGCGGAGCGGGAAGCCCGGAGCGGGTCTCACTGGAATGTCCGGAGCGTCAACGATGGGGCGTATTGCGTGGACGGATGGGCTGCGGACGTCCGGGCTGCGGAGCGCAAGGCACACGGACTGGACAAGCGAAGCGATGAGGAATCCGCGTCATGACGCCGGCCATCATCGCGGATATCGAAGAGCTGCGCTCGAAAAACGCGCTGGTACGTCTCACGTGCGACTGTGACGTGCTGGTCACAGACTACGTGCCGCGCGCTGTCTTTTCGGCGCGCTACCATGAGACGCACGAGCTGGCTGTCTGCTCGCACGTGCGGTGCCGCATGGGGCACCGATGCGGACAGACGCAGGCGGACGGCCAGCATCGGGGCCTGTGCGGTCCTACCGGGCCTCAGAAGCCCGCACAGCCCGCTGTGAGTCCGACACCAGACAGCCCGCCGGCTGCGCTGGCGTGCGGCATCTGCGGCGCGAACATGGCCCTGGATCCATTCCATGCCTGTCCTTCCCAGGCCATCCTACAGAAGCCCGTCAGGAAGGCTCCCAGGCCCGTGCCTACGCCCGTCCACGACGACGGACTAGACGCGAGCTGGGCGGATCTCCTCGATGGCGCTACGCCCGTTCTAGTCGGTCGCTAGCGGCTAGTTTCTGCCGCCTCGTGCGATGAGGCGGCAGGCTGGTAGCCACTGGCTATCCCCGTCGCACGTCGCGACGTGGCACCTAGAAGGACGGCATCCGTATGAAAACGTATAGCGTGGCAATCTATGTGGAGGGGGCCTATGCAGCAGTCTGCCGGCAGGGGAATTTCAAGGACCGGGATGCTGCGGAAAAGCTCGCGACCTTGAAACGCGAGCAGCTCAACCGCAATGGCTGGTCCCATAAGGTCGTAGTAGAGACGCACGAGCCGCACCGAATTGCCTAAGCTCGCAAGCGCTACCAGAAAGGGAACGACCGATGAAGCACAAGCCTGACCTATGCCCGCGATGCAGGCGCCCGGTTGACCCGTGGCCGCTCCGGCGCGGCAATCGTTGCGCGCCGGCTGACTGGGCAGTTTGCATCCGAAACGACCTAAAACGTATGCAGCAAGCACGCTAACATAGCACGTGGCACCCAGGCAGGGCGTAAGGGCTCTGCTAAGGGTGCTGCTAAGGCCTAGGCCAAGGCCTGTGCTCGGGCATCTGCCTGGGCCAAGTCTAAGGCCAAGGCCTGGGCGGGTGCCTGAGACCAGTCCCGGCCAAGCGCTATAGCGCGCTAGTTTTCATCGGGTATGCCGGGACAAATTCGCTGGGTATGCCGGGACAATCTTCCCCGAGTATGCCGGGACAGTATGCCGGGACACCGTATGCCGGGACAAACCCCGTGACCCGTCCTTGCCCTCCCGACCGTCATACACGTATACTACACACAGCCCCGAGAGAAAGGATAGCAAGCTATGCCATACCAGATATCACCGTTCAGCAGTCCTAACTACCAGAAGAATGCGAGCAAGGTACGCGATGGAGCCACGCCATGCGCGATATGTGGCCGGGGCGTGAACGAGCCGTGGCCCTTTACCGCAATCGTGGTTGACGGGGGAGCACATTGGGGCACGGACAACGACCCCACAGACGATCCGGGCTACATGGGATGCTGGCCCATCGGCGCAGACTGCCATCGCAGGTACAAGGTGACGGAGTGATGGACCCGACTCGACTCGCTGACGGCAGTCCGCTTCTGCTCGGACTGCGTGTGCATCGCTGCCATCCCCAGGATGGCACGCCACGCGCCGGGAAGCGGCGCGGGCCGCGCCTCATCGTCTCCGCCATCCGCGACCTGCACGAAGGCGGCGTGGTGCATCCCGGCGGTCTCGCGGTGCTCAAGCGCTCGGGAACCAGAGCGCCGGCAGGCACAGAACCCGTCTGGAATCTCCGCCGCGCGCAAGGCTACCAGCCGAAGGTCCGGAGCGTCACGGGCGCGAGCAATCCTGGCCGGACGCCGCGCGGCTTGCCGGTGTCGAGCATCCGGCTCGGACAGGAAATCCGCGAGCGCCTCTTTCTACGCGGGGACGAGCTGGGCTGGGTCATGCGGCGCGACGTGGAGCGGCTCTATGACCTCATCGATACCGCCCGCGCGACCATGATTTTTCCTGCCGGGACACTCGAAGAGCTGGCGAAGGCCTGGACGCTCTACGCGCCCCCGCCGCCGCAGAACACGCTGCGTCCGCAGTGGTTCGTTCCGATTCTCCTGGACGCCTGCCGCCGGCTGAATAACGAGACCGCCATGCAACTGGCATCGTATGCCGAGACCTGGAACCCGATTGAAGCCCTGGCCGTCCAGGACGCTGTCGAGCGCTGGGCACCGGAGGAAAGCGCCGCGTCAAAGCTCCGGAGCGCCGGATTGCAGGACGAACCGCCACCAGATTGCCCCGAAAACGAGCTGAGAGCCCGCCAGGAGCGCGCGGGCAGGAAAGTGAAGGCATGACCAGCCCCGCCGTCTATAGCACCCCGCAAATCGCCTCTAATGCCGCCGTGGCCTACTTGGCGGGTCTGGCGCCGAGTTCCAGGATCACGCAGGCGAAGGCGCTGCGAACCGTCTGCCGGGTCGTCTGGGGGCCGGATGCTGACCCTGCCAACTGTCCGTGGCAGCACATCACGTTCGCCCATTCCGCTGCGCTGCGTCAGATGCTGGCGAGTTCCTATGCGCCGGCTACGACCAATCGGCTACTGGCGGCGTGGCGTGGCGTGCTCAAGGCCGCATGGCGCTTGGAACAGATTTCAGACGCGGTCTACCTGCGAGCGGTGGACGTCCAGGACGTTCGACTCTCAGGAGAGCTGCGAGGCCGCGCGTTACCGGGCGACGAACGGAACCGGCTCTTCGACCACGCGCGCTCAGACCCGAGAGCCATCGGACGCCGGGACGCTGCCATGCTCGCGTTGCTCTACGGCTGCGGACTGCGGCGTGCGGAAGCCTCCGCGCTGGATGTCGCGGACGTCCGGGAGGATGGGCTGCACGTGCGCGGCAAGGGCGGCAAGGTGCGCGTGGTGCCGGTGCCGCCCGCCTATGCCGTGCTCGTGCTCGCCTATCTTGACAGTCTCGGAGCCGGTCCACTCTTGCGCTCAGTCCACCGGGACACGGGCGCGCTAACCGAAACGCGGTTGTCGGCGGACGGCATCGCGAAGGCGCTCGGAACGCGCGTGCGGGCGGCGGGTCTCACGGCGGCGACGCCGCACGACATGCGCCGAACGTACATCACCGACCTGCTCAACCGGGACGTGGACCCGCTGACGGTCGCCGGACTCGCCGGCCATGCCCGGCTCGATACGACCCGCAAGTACGACCGGCGCCCGCATGCCAGTCGCGTCGCGGCGGTTGCCACGCTAGGAGACGACTAAATGCAAATTCTGCTCGGACTGCTGCTCGCGTTCTCGGTCGCGGAAATCGTCGGACTGGGATATCTGATTTACCGCTCGGAACGCGCCGCGCGAACCTTCACGCCCGGCGAAGCGGCGATCTTCCGCGAGATGCGCCGCGTCTTGGATGAAGCGAAATGACGGGAGGATGTGATGCCGGGAGAACCGCTCACGATGGACGATAACCATACGCCGTGCTGGCACGCGAGCCTCTATCCCATCGCGGAGAATCACGGGCAGTACCAGTACGGCACGCCACTCGTACAGGCCTCGCACCAGCGCGTGATTGTCTGTTGCTGGTGTAACGGGCAGCTCCTGCAGGAGCTAACCGACCCCGTCCCCGTCACTCACACGGGCGCCAGAGTCGGGCGTCTGCCAGTGCCCGCCGGAGCCTGAGCGCCGCGCGCCGGTCCGGCGGTTCCCGCTTGTACGGGCGATACCGGAACGTCCGCTCGCATTCATCGAGTGTCGGTTTCGCTGACACGTGCCCTTCGTCTACGCGCCGGTAGACGCCGCCGTGTCCGAGTGGGCAGCGGAGCACCATGTCGACGATGCAGAGCACGAGCAGCTCGCGCAGCTCATGCGGGAGCTGCGTCTCTGTCCAGCGGGGCTCGGGCGGTTTTGACGGTGGCGATTCGGGCGGCGCGGATGCCGGCTCGTCTGGCGGCGCGGGCGGTATCGGCGGCGGCACGATAAACAGCTCGTCCCATTTTGGAGGTCGAAGCTGCCGCCGCGTGCGCGGCCCAGGACGGCGGCGCCGCGTCGCCATGTCACGAGAGATGCGGGTCGCGCTCGCGCTCGGTTCGCATGTGGTTGCGGAGCGCATCGGCATCCATGCGCGTCGCGAGCCATGAGACCGCCGCGCGCAGCACCGCGCCGGCATGGATGCACGGGTCGCTCGTCATCCACCACGGGTCGTAGGACTGCGCCTCGCTAATCGCTACGCACGCGACGGCGATAACGCGCCCATTGCGAACGTCGGAGAGGAGTTCTTCGAGGGTCGCAATCAGGTCCGCGCGGACATCGTCCGCCGCCTCTTCCAGTGTGCTCATGTCGGCGGTGCCGTGCAGTCGGCGGGGAGCGTGCAGCTCCCGCATGCGCTCGCGTTCCGGCCCGTCGAGGCGAACGCGGTGCCGCTACACGAGCATTGCTCGCCCCGGAGCCCGCACGAGCAGATGCGGCAGACCGACGCGGCGGCAAGCTGCGTCGCGGTTAGCCAGCATTCATCGAGCTGCCCAAAGAAGTCGTTATTATTCATAAGATAGAGGACGTTCGCCGTTGTCGTGCCAACGCCCATCGTCGCCAGGCTCGCTTGAACGGCGCCGTCCACATACACACGCCCCAGACCGCCCGAGACATAGGTCGCCGCAACGTGGTGCCACGTCGTGGTGCCGGGCCACGACAGCGGCGTTGCCAGCGTGGACCGCGAGCTATCGGCATTCTTCACGTCGAGCGCATAGCCCGCGCCCCACCGTCGCAGATGCCACGTACCGACCGTGCTGATATCCCAATGGTGCATGACGAAGGCACCACTGCCGTCCCCGCTCGTGGGGTAGGTTCCCGCCGGCTTCACCCAGCACCCGACCGAGAACGGCGAGAGCAGCGTGGAAAACGTGTCGGTGGTCGCGAGCGCCTCCGCCCCGATCGTGGCATTCATCGAGGCCGCTCCTTCCATGCGGTCGGTCGAATTCACCGGGTTGCCCGCGTTGACCAGCATATCGCGGCTCGTGGTGCCCTGTGCGTTCACGCGCGTTCCCGTCGGCTCTTCGAGCATCCACGCGCCGAGCGTGTTGGGCACCCAGGACGGCGCCGATGCCAGCGTGGTACTGGTTACGCTGGTCGTGGTCGTGCTGGTCGTGGTCGTGGTGGTTGTCGGAAACACATTCGCCGGCCCGCAGCCGACGGCGCCCGGTCCGCACGGGACGTTCACCGTCGCCGGCTGCGCGTAGGCGAGTGCCGCAACCAGGAGAAACGCTAGGAGCCGCATGCGTAGACCGCCGCAACGTTGCAGCCCGCGCATACGGTCACGTTCGTTCGATATCGACAGGCGGGATTCAGCACCGACACCGCGAGCGAGCCCGCCGCCGGCAGCGCCATGTCCGAGCCCGTCACCTTCGCCCACGAGCCGCCATTGTTACACGAGATTTCTACAATGACAGTCGCGGTGCCCGCCGTCGCCGTCGTCTGCACCACGAGCGACTTCCCGCCCGCCATGATGTAATCCACATTGGCGCCGGTCGCGGTCTGCGCCGTGAGCGAGCCCGTGGGACAGCCCTTCGACGCCGCCCAGACCGGCGTTGCCAGAAGCAGCACCGCGAATATCCATCGTGCCATTGGTCCGTCCCTCCCTCATGCTGCCGCGCGCAGGTCTGCCGTCGGCTGCGCGCGAATGGCAAAGCCGCGAATGCGGAGCGGTTGCCCGTTCGAGACCGCGAATCGGAACCGGTAGAATTTCCCCTTGAGCCGCAGCGGCAGCTCAGACAGGCCCGCCGTCAGCGTACCGACCTGCGTCCAGGTGAGCGTCTGGGTCGTATCTTCCTGCCACGGGAGCGCCGCCCCAGTCTCCCGGCCCAGATGATTCCGGACCGCCACCCACACATCCAGCGCTCCCGTGGCAGAGCTTTCCCACTGGACCTTCAGCCGGTCCACGTAGGAGACCATGGCCCCAGATACATTGTTAACAGGCTGCCCACTGGACCCGAACGCGAAGTCTTTGGAGTCCACGTAGGCGTTGGCTTCGGGCTGCGAATCATCGACCTGCCACCAGACGTCCCCCGTCAAAATGTCCATGACGGTATGGGCGACCGGCGTCGGTGCCCCGAGCGACGATTGCAAATCGCCAGGACGGGGACTCCCCATAATCAGCGTGCCGTGCGCGACGACGGGCCGGGTCGGAAAGGGATTGCCGTAGATGGCAAAGGGGAGCTGGTGGCGCCACGCCCGGTCGGTCCGTAGATTCACCTCCAGAAATTCAGGCCGGATGCCATTGGTAATCGCCACGGCATCGTGCGCCGGTATTCGCAAGCAATGGATCGCTTGCGTCGCCTGAATATAGCTTGCTATCTGCGGTGCCGTGAGCTGTCCCGACGCATTCCCGAGCCCCGCCGTGGTCACGTAGACGGCGCCGGTTTCCGTGAGGCATCCTTCCCCGAGCGCGGGCCGGCTCTGGACGCCGTCGATGGCGAACGGCGGAATCTGCCGCGTGCTCTGGGCAATCTGCAGCGTGCGCTGCATGAGCACGATGAATCCCCCGGAGACACCCACGAGCCCGGTCATTTGGCCGCCGCCGTCCACCGTGAAGTAATCCGCGCTATTCGAGATGTCCGGTGTCCAGGACGAAATGTCCCCGGCATCGGAGATTTTGATGGTGCGGAGATTCGTCGCGTCGTTGGCGACCGCGCCGATGATGGCATGCCCCGAGGCCGCGCAGCTATGCCGGCCACTGACGCCATTCAAGGTATATAGCGTGTCGTCGCCCACGTACTTGAACGCGCCGCTGTCCCCGCTCGCGTAGGGCGTCCCAATCATGACGAGCTGCTGGCCCGCGACGACACACGTGGTCATCGGGGGCGGCATGTAGCTGAACAGGTCGGGCGCGACGTGCCCGGTGCCACTCTGCGGGAGGGCATGAAAGTTCGGATTCGGGACACTGCTCGCGACGTTGAAATACAGTCGCTTCCCGACGACGCCCGAACCGGGCAGCGTCGGATTGTCAGTATAGAAACACAGCATGCCGGGGTAGTCGGTCCGGATCAGGTCCGGCACCCAGCCAATCACCATGGCCGTGGCGCTGCCGGGATATTGCCACTGCCCACCCGTCGCCACGCGGAGGAATTTCCCGGCGGTCTGCGCCTGGTCCTGTTGCGGGTAGAAGGCGTGACAACCGCTCCACTGGTCGTCCTGAATCGAGAGCGCGTCCGCCCCGAGATTCAGCCCGCCGCCAAACGACGGGACGGGATACCAGGAGAACGGCATCTAGGTGAGCTGCCCCACAATCACGAAGGCATCGAGGAGCGAGCGCCGTTCGCTGCGCGCATCCGCGATGCAGCCGGGGCAGGGAATGACGAGCCCGCCCGTATCGCCCCGGCGCGTAAACTGCAGCCAGCCGCCACACGCGAGGCATCGCCCCCGGACCTGGACCCGGCGCTTCGAATAATGCGCCCCGAGATTGTTTAGCTTGGTAACATGCCAGTTGTAGCGCAGTGCTTTGTCCAGGAGCTTCGTCGGCTCTTCGTGCGTGCGCTTCGATGCATTCAGCACCGCCATGTAAAAGTGCTGCGGAATGTCGGGATAGCGCCACGGCACCGCGAAGGCGGCAGACAGCTCCGCCAGCCGGGCGATGTAGACCGCCGAGCTATGCGCCACTTTCGCCAGGTCACGAATGCGCGCCTGGCGGATATCGGGCGCCGTGTCTCCGAGCACCGACGCGACCAAGTCCGCCGCCGCCCAGTAGCCGGCCCGCTGCCCATCCAGCGCGTTCGTGAACGCCTGGGCAACGGAATCCCAGCCGTCAGAAGTGCTGGCTACGTCCATACGCCGCAATCAGGAGCGCATCCGAGCGCCCCGTGTGACTCTTCGGCCCGAGTTCGACGGTCGGAAACATCGTGGACGCCACGACCCGACTCGCGCCTTTCTTGCTTCGAAGCAGGCCCGCGTGCTTCTTCCACGACTGCGGCGCCACGAGCCGCACCGGGAGGCCGAGCCCGGCACAGAGCCCTTCCCAGAGCCCGGCGCCACGCATGAGTGTCCCGACACTGCGAACTCCCTCCCCTGGTCTGCCGTGGACCAGCTCGATGCAGACGAGCACGTGCGGCCCGTCGCCGCCCGCGCCGTTCGCCATCGTCGCTTTGGCAAGCAGCTCGCAGAGGACCGCGCGCATATCGCCCGGCGCGTACTGCGAGCGCGTGCCCGTGGCGCGTTTCACGTGGACAATCGGCGTGTCTTTGACGGCGGCGCACTCGCCATCCGCCGGCAGCAAGGCGAGCGCGCCGTGCAAGCCCGGATCGATGCCGAGATACCACGTGCCGTTAGGCATGTGCCGGTCTGCCCGAAGAACGAAAACGACTCAACGCAAATCTGCAGGGTAAGAACCGCGCAACGGTTCTGCGGTCTCGACGCATACGAAACGGCCTAGCTGCCATCTTCCGGCAGACGACGGCGCACAGGACCGCCGACAACGGACAGCGGCGCGGAATGCTTGGCAGCGCGGCGGCGCTCGTGCCACGCGCGCTTCCGCACGCACTCGCCGTAGCGCAGCACCGGGCGCGTTTCTTCCCAGTACAGCGTCACGTGATAGCCCGGACAGCCGTCGCCCAGGTACTTGTCGGGCGCCGCACCGGCATACGCGCAGTCCCCGCGTAGGCACGCATCGGCCCAGCGCTGTCCCCGCTTCCAGTCCCACTCTTGGTACTCCGCGAGTTCCATCGGCTCACCTCCGCGCAGCGTGGTGGAAATCGGGACTGCGGCGGCACCACGTTCGCCACGCCGCGTCCCAGTTGGCCATGAGCGAGCCTTTCGCCGTGTGATGGTCGCGAAAGGCGCCGAACTCCGACGGGGCATCGAGCCCGAGATGCTGGGCGACCGTCCGCCGCTTCTCCGTGAGCGTGAAGTCGTCCGGGAACGGCTTTCGACGGTTCGGGCTAGAGCGCGCGGCAGCGCGCGGCGGTTCCCCCGGACCCCCTCCCGAACGAGCTAGAGGCGTTTCGAGAACACCAGGAAGAACATCCGGAGAAGAGAATACAGGCACTGGCACAGGCACAGGCACAGGCACCGGATAGTCCCCCCGGCGTCCGGACGGTGTCCGGACACAGTCCGGACAGGGAGAAATGAACGTCTCTCCGCTACGTTGCAGCGACTTGCGCCATGCGTCATCGGCGTGGTCTGCCAAATCGTGGATGACCAGCCGATGCGTCGCGCACGGGTCCAGCCAGCCGCTCTCCACGAGCGCCGCAATCAGGTGCTCAGGCGGCGCGACCCGCCAGTGTATCCCGTGGGCAATCTGACTGTCGGAATAGCGTCCGACGTCCCCGCGCCGCGCGTACCGCGCCGTCCAGTGCCAGAGCGTTTCGAGGATGCCGACCGCGCCCCACTGCTCGATGCCAAGCCGCTGCGCGAGCGCGATGGTCTTGGGATGCTCCGCCGTGCCCCGCTTCATCCCGCCCCCCCCTGGTAGCCGCCGTGCAGTTGCCGGGGATGCTGCGCGGTGGCGTGCAGATGCGTCGGAGAGCGCGCCGGAACCCAGGCTCGCTCTTCGAGCTGGCGCCGAATGGCGTCGGGTTCGAGGTTGAAGGCCTCGCAGATGGAAACGAACGTGAAGGCGTGCGCCGTCGAGTTCGACCGGAACCACGCTAGGAGCTGGTCCCGCTCGCGCCGGGCGTGCTGGTAGCGCGACCAGAGCCCGAGCCGTGCGCGGAGCAGCTCCTGCGGGGTATCGAGCAGCCGGGCCTTCTTCCCGGCGAAGAGTTCGAGGTCGCGGAGCGCCATCTCCAGGACCGCCAGGAGCAGCGCCCGCTCCCCCTGTGCCGGCATCCCGCGCGGGATCGTGTACTGGTCGGGTAGAATAATATCCGGCTCGAACACGTCCGGAATTCGGCCCCCGTTTGCGCCTTGTGGCTGCTCCATCCGCCTCCCCTCCACGCCAATTTGTGGGGCGCTAGCTCGCTAGGTCGCGTCGCAGCCGAGATGCGACGCTGGGCGAGCCAAGCGGTGGGATTCGCTCCGGAATCCGGTTTGACCTTCTGACCCCGGATCAGACGGTCAACGGCGTCGCATGGGCAACCGCCCAGGAACGAAGCGGGTTTCCGCATCGTCGCATGGAGCGTCGCATCTGAACCCCCCTGAATTGCGACGAACGCCTCTTTATGAGGCAGAATACCAGGGAAGGTGCTATAGCATCGGGGCGCTACAGCGGCGTAACTACTGGGATTTCCGAGTGCGCCCAGCCCGACTCGAACGGGCGACCTTCTGATTCGTAGGAGGAAGGTGGTAGAATGATAAGCGCTGGGAAACGCTGGCGATTTTGGCGGGTTACTCGCCTGTCGTCGCACGCATCGTCGCATGCGCGTCGCCATGCACGAGCAATTCCAGGCGGTCCGCCGCAGCCGGATCGTGTATCCGAATAGTCTTGCTATATTCCATGGTGGTCAATATCGAGGCGTGCCCGAGCTGTTGCTGGACCCACTGCACGATGTTGACGTTCTGCGCGTTCGCCAGGTGGAGACAGGCGAACGTGTGCCGCAGCGAGTGTGCCGAGAAGCCCTGCCCCGCGAGGTTGGCACGGGCCAGCACCTTCTCGAATTCCCGTTGCACGTTCCGCTGCGTGTAGGGCGTCCCGTTGCGCGTGAGGAACACCCACGGGGGCGCCGGGCGCCAGCCGTGCCGCAGGACGAGCGCCGGGCGGTCCGCCAGCATCTTCCCGAGCAGTGTCCGGAGCCGGTTCGAGAGGCTCACTTCCCGGCGTCGCTTGCCCTTGGTCGCGTGGACGCCGGTCCCGGTCTCTGCGAGCTGGCGATTGACGGTCAGAATACCGTCGGAGAGGAGTACGTCCGGGATGTGGAGCGCTCGCCACTCCCCGATCCGGAGGCCTCCGTCCAGGCCCGTCAGAAACTGGGCATAGAGCGGCGACGTCTTGGCGGCGAAGAGGAACGTATTGGCCTGCTCCTGCGTGAAGGCCTTGCGGACTTCTATGTCGTCGCCGTGGAGCAGTCGCTTGACGCTCTTCGGCTTCATCCCAAGCGGATTAAAGCTCAAGAGCTGGTGGTCCACGGCATCGCTCAAGGAGGCGGACGTCGCTGCCCAGATGAGCCGGACGGAGTCTGCGGCGTAGCCCTGCCCTTTCCACCAGGTAAGCAGCGGCAGGAGCTGCGCGACGTTCACGCCAGCCAGGGGCAGGCGCCCGATAGCGTGCGGATTCCTGGGCGAGCGCCACAAGACGAACCGTTCCATGACGTCCCGGTAGCACCGGGCCGTTTTCTTTGCCCGCGTCACCGGGACGTAGTTCGAGAGCCACCACTGCGCCCAGTCCGCCATGCTCCGCGCCGCGTTTGCCGGGAGCTGCGGCTGCAGCGTGGCCTGGGTCTTGACCTGTGCCGAGTCCGCGTAGTGCTGGGCGTCCTGTTCGTCGGCAAATTTCCGTTGCCGGCGTATCCCATGCGGGTCTTTCCACTCGACGCAGAAGCGGACGATGCCACCGACCTTGCGCTGGACGACCTTGCCGTATGCCATGTGTTATTTCGCCTTCCGGGAGCGCACCGGGCGTCCTCTGCTCGGACTGGGCAGCGGTCCCCGGCGCACGGGGATTTGCGGCGGTGTATCCGTCGCATCCGGGTAGACGGTCAAGCGCTGCCCGTTGCGTCGCTCCCGTTGCCGGGCAACCCAGTCGGCGGGTTCCTGAGACTCGAAGAGCGCTCGCTTCCGGTTCGGCCCGACGTTCGTCAGGTGGCGGGGGTCGTCCGGCGGGAGCCGGGCCAGCTCCAGGATTTTCTCTCGGGGAAGGTGCAGGATGGCGCCGACCTGGTCAGCGTCGAGCAGCGGGTCAATCGGGAGCATCGATAACGGTTTCCCCCATAACCCCGTCACGAGCCTGTCGTCACAGGGCCGGCGTGCGTTTATGCGCTCGTCATCGTCAAGCCGTCAAGAGGCAACGGACGGCATCCAAAAGTTAGCAATGTGTTCGGGTACCTACGCCAGCTTGAACTTCAAGTTAAGTGCTTGTCGCGACCCGTTGCCTCTTGTGACGAGAAAATTCTTGACTCGTTTTCGCTCCCCGAGTAACCGTCGCCATGCTCGATGGCGTGGAGAACCGTCGGACGGTTCCGTGTGACCACGAGTGGATAATCCTGCGGCGTAGGCTCGACGGTCTGAACGTCATTGCCTGCCGGCGCTGCGGCACCGTCGAGGCCCGTTCCGATACCCCGCCAGATGCGCCCGACGTCCCGTCATTCGACTTTAGGGGGTACACCGAATGGAAAACGAATCCGCACCGGCCCTAGTGCCTTCGATCTGGCCGGCGTCGGAGCCCGAGCTGGTGCCGACGATGGTCTCCGACATCGCGGCAGCGAAGGCCCGGCTGCAGGAGCTGCAGGCATTCGTCCGTGAGGTCATGGTGGACGGGGAAGATTACGGGACGATTCCTGGCACCGAAAAGCCCACGCTCTACAAGCCCGGCGCCGAGAAGCTCTGTGAGATTTACGGGCTGGTGCAAAACCCGACCGTCGTTACCCGCATCGAGGACTGGGACGCGCCCTTCTTCCACTACGAAGTGCGCTGCGACCTGGTCTCGAAACGGACCGGGCGCGTCATCGGCTCCGGGTTCGGCTCGTGCAATTCCCATGAGTCCCGATACCGCTGGCGCCAGGCAGAGCGCGTCTGCCCCATCTGCCAACAGCCGGCGATTATCCGGGGCAAGGAAGAATACGGCGGCGGTTGGATTTGCTTCCGGAAGAAAGGCGGCTGCGGCGCGAAGTACCGGGACGATGACCCAGACATCATCGGTCAGACGGTCGGCAGGGTTCCGAATGAGGACGTTGCCACGCTCGTTAACACGCTGCTCAAGATGGCGAAGAAGCGGGCGCTCGTAGATGCCGTGCTCTCCGTCACGCGCAGCTCGGGCCTGTTTACCCAGGACGTGGAGGATATCGAGCCCGGCCCCGGCGCGGCGAGCGAGCACCGCACGCCTAACGAGCCGCCGCCACCGTCCGCCGCCACGGCGAAGCGGTGGCAGACCCTGACAGGCGCGCAGCGTGCCATTCTCCTCGAACGCGCGAAGCGGGTCGGCATCACGCCGCAAGCGCTCACGGACTACATCGGGAGCACCTACGGAGCCGGCAGCATCGAAGAACTACCGTTCGAGCATGTGAACCAGGTTCTCCGATGGATCGATGAGTCCCGCCAGCCCGGCAGCGATGGCTGACCCTGCCGAGATTCGCTGGCGCCCGGACTTCGATGCCGTCCGCCACGAGTACCGCTGGCAGGGACGTGTGCTGCCCCACGTGACCGAGATACTCAAGGCCGCGAACGTCCGCCGTCCGATACCCTGCGACCCGGCCACGCTGCGGCTCGCCGGCTGGCGCGGCTCACTCATCCATGCCGCGACGCTACAGGTAGACGCCGGGGTCTCGTCCGACCCCCTGAGCCCCGCGCTGGCGGGCTACGTCGAGGCCTACGCATCGTTCTGCAGCGCGCACGTATTCGTCGCGTCCCAGACGTGGAGTGAGCAGCCACTGTGCGATCCGGCGCTCGGAATCGCTGGCACCCCGGACCGGGTCGGCTTCGTCGGGGAGGCGCTCCACGGCGCCGTGCTCGACTTGAAAACGGGTGAGGTTGAGCCGTCTATCGGCGTGCAGCTCGCCGCCTACCGCTGCCTGCTCCGGGCGAATGGCATGCCCGTTGCCCACCGGTTGAGTGTCCATCTCCGGCCTAATGGCAGCTTCCGCGTCCACGAGTATCTCGACTCCGGAGACGACGCGACCTTTCTAGCCGCCGTCACCATCCACCGTTGGCAACAGCGCACGGGGGTAGCCGCATGATTCCGATTCCCGAGCTAGCGACCAAGACGCAAGAATGGCCCGAGCGAGCCCGCGCGCTCGTCATCGAGAGCCCCGAAGGCTACACCTACGCGGCGCAGCTCCTCACCGGCATCAAGGCGCTACTCAAGGAAATTGAGCTGTCCTGCGGTCCCGTGGTCAAGGCTGCGCTCGACGCCCACCGGGCTGCGCTCGCACAGCGCCGGCAGCTAGAGTCCCCCTTGCTGGACGCAGAATCGACTATCAAAAAGATGATGGCGGAATACTTCCGGCGCCAACAGCACCAGCGGCGGGAGCTACAGGAGAAGCGCCTACAGGACTGGCTCGACAAGGCCCGCGCGAGACGCGCCCAGGACGTGGCGGCACTCGAAGCCTCCGGGGACCATGCGCTCGCGGAAGCCACGGCGGCAGCACCGTTGCCCCCCCAGGAGCTAGACGAAGAGTCACTCCCAGCCACCACGGGCATCGCCGTCCGGAAGATTTACCGTGCGGAAGTGTCCGACTTTGCGGTGCTTGTCCGGAGCGTCCACGAAGGCCGATGCCCACTCAAATGCCTGAAACCTGACATGACCGTGCTTAATACCTTCGCCCGTGCGATGGGTCCGACACTCAACTGGCCTGGGGTCCGCGTGGTTGAGGACGTCAGTATCAGCGCCCGCGCGGCAGAGGATAGTTGACGGCGTACCCCCAGCGGCGGTAAAGCCCGTCTTTACAGGCTTATCGGCGGATAGCCGGAGCCTTACGGGAGGGTACCCGATGCCATGGTTTACTGATAGCAAATTCGCGTTCTGTCGCGGCATTGCCAATCACGCCTGGACGTTCCCGCCGAAGATGGAGTGGCATGGACGTCAGCTCTTAGTGACGCTCGACTGCCAACACTGCGGCGCGAAGCGGCGTGACCACGTCTCCGCGTTCAATGGCGAAGTCGCCGCGCGGAGTTACGACTACGCGGATGGCTACTTGCTTGACCTGCAGGGAAAGCACCGCCCCGAGAAGCACAAGCTCCGGCGGGACGGCTTGCAGCTCCTGCTTGAGAGCTACAAGGCGAAGCAATACGCGCCGAAGAAACAGGCACACCGCGCCGCGAACAAGCGCCGAGCAGTCGCATGAAGAAAACCGTTCTCTACTGCGACCGCCACGATGGCGAGCACCCCGCGATTACCAGCGTCTGGATTAAGACGCTCGCCATGCCACGCATCGTCCGCGTGGATGTGTGCGGAGAGGCCTTTGACGCGATGGTCGGCGGCCTCATCCCGACGAATGGAAGGCGGATGCTGGCCGCGCCGACCGGCGAGCCGCGTCCCTACGTACAGACGAAGCGCCCACGCGGCATCGGCACCATGCCAGGCAGCGATAGGGCGAAGCTCACACAGGCGCTGCGAGCCTACGTCAAGAACGCGCACCAGCGCTTCACGCTCGATGAGATAGGCCACGCAATGGCAGGCCTCAAACTAAGCCGGACGAGCAAAGACGGGCACGGAATCGGACCTGTAGTCAGCGCCTTTATCAGCGATGGGACGCTCGAACGGCACGGGAACTTCGGCGTCTATAGCGTGAAGGGTGTTCCGGCGCCGCCGAAAGTCAGCACGCCAGAAGAAGTCGCCACGGCAGTCGCCAAGTGCATCCGGGCGCATCCGGGCCTCCGCGTGGCCTACCTGCCGGGTCTCCTGGACCTAGAGCCGCCCGTCGTCAAGCGGACGGTGCGACACCTTATCGAGACAGGACTCGTCAAGACGAAGGGGCAGCGGTCATCGAGCCGCGCATGGCCCGTGGAGCAGAAGAAATGAAGCGCCGTCAGACACCCAGGAACGGAACGCCCCTCGATACGCTCATCCGCGATGGCGTCGAGGCGGCGCTTGTCACGCGCCTGCGTGTCGCGGCGGAACAACAGGGCGACCTGCTTGCGGGCGAGATACTCAAGGATGAGGACTTCCGGCAGAGCTTCGTTGCGCTCGCCCGCGACGTAGCGCGCGAAGCGCTGGAAGGCCTCAGGACACGCCGATGACTCTCTGGCTCGGAGCCATGGTGCTCTTCGTGGTCCTGCTCTGGTGCATGCAGCCGCCAAACCCGTACTATCGACCGCCGCGATTCCGGTTCTGGCGACGGTCGAAGCGCTAGCGGAAGAGGGCTCGGAGCTGGTCTAGCATGCCGGGCTCCACGCGCGTCATGCTCCGCTCTGCCGTCGCGGGCGCGACCGCGAGGTAATGCGCCGCCGCAGCCCGTCCGGCGGGCGTCGCGAGACCGACCCGTCCGGTTCGGAGACCCTGACTCGCAATCGCACTAGCAATCGCTGCGGGTACGATTGCGGCGGCAAGGGTGCTCGGGTCTTTCTCGCCGCTCGACAATGCGCTGCCCCCTGCAGCACCGCCGCCGAGCGCGGCGCCAATGAGCGGAGCGGCAACCGTGTAGCCGGCGCCACCGGACGATTGCTGCGCCCGGACTATGTCTCGTGCCTGGCGCAAGCGCTCATTCACGGCAGGGACGCCGAGCGGTCCACCGGGCGCCCGCTGCTGCGCCTCGAATTCCCGCGACATGGCGGGAGATTCGATAGTCGTCCGATTCCGCCCGACCTTCGCCATCAACCGCTGCGAGGGGGCGATTTCTTGACCCCACTGGTCCAGCGCATCGGTCCATGCCCCGTGCAGGTCCGCATGGGGCTGTAGCGTATCCTCTTGGGCTCTCCGGATGGTGGCGTGCAGCGCTTCGTCCTGCGCCTGCGTATAGGTCGGGCTCATCGGCAGGCGCTTTCGGATGTCCGTATGGTAGCGGTCCAGGTCGGAAAATGTGACGTCCCGATTCTGGTCCAGCAAATGGTTCTCCATACGGTCAAGAATCGGATTCTGTCCCCGTGAGGGGTTCAGGTCTCCGATTTCCTGGGCCAGCGCATACCGCTGCGTCGGGTTCAACGTAATGCCTCGATTGTCGGCTTCGTTGATGACGTTCTCTAGCCTTTGGCTGGTGGCGGCTCTTGCCGCTTGCTCCTCCGCCGTCGCTTCGTGCCCGAGCTGCCTAAGCTGCCTTGGCACGTTCGTTCCTTCGTAGAGTACCCGTGCCCCCGGAGCGACCAGGCCCGCCGCCGTCCCGACTCCCTGTGCGGTCCCCCGGCTAGAGCCCGCACCCCGAGCGACCGTATGGGCGAGTACCGATGCCGCCGTCGCTTCCGGCGCCAGGACGGGCGCCACGACTCCGGCGACGTTTCCACCCTGCGTCAAGGCTTCCCGGAAGGGATGGGTTTTCGCCCGTTCGAGACTCTCCGACACCCCTTGCGGCGTGAGCAGCTTACTCACGCCGAGCGCGCTGTGCGCGAAGGGGTCCAGGGCTTCGTCTTGGACGCCTTCCCAGAGCGAGCCGGCCAAGCCCGGTTGCTTCTCCGGTGCCTGACTCGTGGACGTCGTTGTCGTCGCCGTGGCGTCAGGGCGATGCGTCACATTCAGTGCCCGCATATTGGCCTTGACCTGCGCGGCGGGCATGTCGGCGGGGACGTTTATCCACTTCTCTTCGCCTTTGGCGTTGAAAATGGGGATGCTCCGCAGCGGCGTCTGCTCGTCTGTAGGCTCGTCTGCCATCACTGCTGTCCCATCGGCGCATCCGAGATGGTCACATCCCTGGGGCTTCGCACCGTCCGCCCCGCCTTGGCCGGCGGCGCTGCGGCGCGCGGTGCTTCCGGAGCGGGCGCCGTTTGCGGAGCGGGCGCCGCCGTCGGGCTCTCGGGAATGACGTCCTTCATCGCCAGCTCGTTCCGGGCCTGCTTCTCCATCCTATCAAGCGCCTGATTCCCGAGCGTGATTTTATCGATGGCTTGCTGTTTCGTGTCCCCGATCTGCGGCACCATCGTTGCCATGCGGACGCGCTCCGTGTCGGCAATACGTTTCGCGTCGCCTTTGAGGGTCGCCCAGCGCGTCAGGTTCGACTGCGCCTGATTCAGCATCATAGCAGCTAGGTGGAAATCCGGGTCGTTCGTCATCTGCTGCATATTGATTTGCGCGGCAAAGGGTGCATGCGCCACCATCCAGTTTGTCATGGCGACGTCCACGGGCCGGATGGGCTTTTTGATGCCATCGCTCGGGTCGGTCCACATGGCATAGACCGGGCGCCCATATTGGTCCTTGAGCGCCTGGCCCGTGTTCGGGTCCGTCTTTTGGACGGGCTGCATGAGCAGCGCGTTGTCCGCGCGCTGCAGTGTGATCCGTGCGAGTGCCGCTTGCGGTCCCGTCTCGCCCCCCTTGTTCTTGAGAATCATCAACACCTTGTTAGCCTGGTCCGCCGTCCACGGCTCGCCGGGCTTGTGGCCTACCGATGCTTCTGCAGCATCCGCTTCCGTGAACCCGCGCATGCCCTGCGCGTTCCGCGCCATCCGGTCGTAAATCTGCCGCTCATCATTCGGGTCCACGGCGGCGCCACCAGCCTGCTCCTGGTGTAGTTGGGCAATCGCCATGTTGCGCTGTTTGTCAGCCTGAAACGGCGCCGTCGGGTCTACTACCTCCGTGGTCCGCCCTGTTGGAGACATCGTCTCCTTTTGCACAATCATTTTGCCGGGCTGATTCGGAACCACTTTCCCGATGGGCTTTGACGGGTCACTGCGGTTATAGACGTTACCTTTCTGGTCCGTGAGCGCATCATCCGGGATGCCGATAGCGCCCGGGCTGCCGACGTCGCTCGTGGTATCGGGCGGCACATTCGCTGCGACCTGCGTCGGCGGCTGCGTAGGTGGCTGTCCGCCGCCGCGCCCGACTGCATCACGATACTGCGCCGCACGCTGCAGAATCGCAGCAGCCGGGTAGTTCCCGTGCGTCGCCCCGCCATACTGCAGGAGCGCCGCATTGTAATCGCCGTTATTGGCGTCAACCAGATGGCGGAGCAGCCGACCGGCAGCATCGATAGACGCCCCCGCGTCGTGCGGGTCTTTCAGGTCATAGAGTCCCGCTGTCCCAGGCATAAACTGCATGAGCCCGCGTGCCTGGACGCGAGTCTGCCCAACGGGCGGACCAATCGCCTTCGGGTCGAAGTTGGATTCATTCTCCGCAAGCGCATTGAGCAATCCACGGGGATGCCCGTACTTGTCGGCGGCAGCATCGAAGCGCGGGTCATAGGGGCTAACTTTCCCTTCCGGCACCGGGTCGGTCGGCAGTGCGAACTTGCCATAATGGGATGCTGCCCCAGCTCCCCCTCCACCAGTGCCGCCAGTGTCACCAGTCCCACCACCAGCCCCGCCCGCGCCCACGGAGAGATGCGGAATCTCCGGGCGCTGCGCTTCCGGATGGTCCTTGTTCCACTGCCGGATACCCTCATTCTGCTTGTCAATCTCGGCATTCTTCTTGTCAATGTCAGCTTGTGTGGTGATGTCCACCCGTTGTTGGGTCGGGAGGCCTGTCCCGATGCGCGCCGTTTCATTCGCAATGAAGTCGTACCTGTCCCTGCCGGTCAGGCCCCGGCGGTCCGCTTCCTGTTGCGTCAATTCAATCGCGTTCTTCGGCATGCCGGGGAATACTTCATCGTACTTCCCGAGCCGAATCTTCGCCGCCTTCTTGGCATAGTCCGGGTCGTTCGGGTCCAGCGTGCCGATGAGCGACTGTCGCGCCGTGCCTTCTTCCAAGTCTTTGAGTTCGGTCGGACCGAATCGCGGCGGCTTGATAGGCGCCCCGAGAATGCTGGACAGGGTCGCACCGACATGCCCGACCCCCGACATGATTTTGCCGGTGATGCCCGTTCCCCCGACAGGCGTCGGCACATCTTCGCCGGGAGCGACGATATCGAGCTGGTCCTCGGGGACACCCATGGCACGGGCCACGGCTCGCGCCTGTGACGCACCGACCCGGCTCTGATACGTCTCTTCCGGCATCGCCAGGAGATTCGCCAGGAGCTTCGCCCCGGCGAGTCCGCCACCTTCGCCCCCGAGACTCGCCGGATGGATACCGGGCCAGTCAAACCTGAGGTCGTTCGCCATCTACATTCCCAGGAAGCCGCCTTTGGTCTGCTGCGTCTGCTGAATGGTCCCGGTGCCCTGCTGCTGCGTGTATATCCCGAGAATCTGGGCAATCAGGTTCGCGTTGGGGACACCCTGCTCTAGCGACCCGATTTGGGAAAGGAGCGTGCCGAGCTGCCCCATATTGTTCGTGGCGTTGATTTGGTTCTGCTGCCCCTGCAGTTGCTGAGTCCCGGCGCCGAGCTGCGCGTTGAGTGCGGTCGCCGCGTCTTGCGCCCGCGACGTCTGCCCGAGCTGCGAGAGATACTGTCCGAGCTGCGTATTCGCCTGTGCCGTCGCGGTCCCTTCCGCCAGCGCTTCCTGCGCCGAGTTTGCCGTCCCCATGCCCGCGAAGCGGTTGCGGACGTCCGCCAAGTTGACGCCCAGATTCTGGTTCACCGCAGCCTTCGCGGTCTCCAGCGGATTGTCGCCATACCAGGTCTGCATGCCGTAGGGATTCCCGGTGCCGAATTGGCTATCAAGCGAGCCCTGGAACGTCGGCGCTGCGGGGGGCGCAGCGGCGGGCGCTCCTGCCGGTGGCGTCGCGGCAGGCGCAGCTCCGCCGCCGCCGCCGCCGCTGGGCTTCGCCGCGCCAGTCTGTCCCGAGCCCTGCGGAGCGGCAGCGGGCGCCGGTTGCCCGAGCAGCGATGCCGCCCGCGCGTTCTGCGTCGGGTTCGAGCTGCCCTGGAGGAAGTTCAGCCGGTTCTGGACGCCCGGATGGTTCGTCAGGAATTGTTGCTGATTCCCGGCGGCAGTCGCCTTTTTGAGTCCCTGAACCTGCCAGGGCTGCAGCGGTCGATTCGGCATCTCAGTACCCCTGTCCGCCGCTGCCGAAGGCCTGCATAATCATCCGCAACAGGTTCTGTTGCTGCTGATTCTGGAGGCCCGTCTGCGCGGAATTCATCCCGGCGGTATTCGCCATGTTGCCGGCGGTACCCATGTTGCCGATGCCGCTGCCGTAGTTACCCAGGGCGCCCCCGGCCATCGTGCCCATAGCACCACCGCCGGGCTGATTCGGCATCATTATATCGCCCGCTTGGTGGTAGCCGGGCGCCGGGCCACCCCCGCCGCCGAGCGACCCGAGCGCGCCGCCCATCTGGGAGGGGTCCATTCCTTGAGCCCGCATGCGGGCGTCCTGTAGCTGCTGCATCTGATACGGGGTCTGCTGCGGCTGCGGGTTCCCGCCGGACATGCCCCCGAGCTGCGGCGGCTGCTGCTGTCCGCCACCGCCGCCGCCCCCACCGCTCGCCTTGGGCGAGCCCGTGGCGCCCGAGCCTTGCGGTGCTGCTCCTGGTGCTTGTCCCCCGCCAGGCTGGAACCGTGGCGCAGCGTTCGCGCCGACCTGTCCCGTGTTGGCGAAATTCTGGACGTTCTGATTCCCGGCAGTCCGCTGCTGAATCCCCGGATGCGACGCAAGGAATTGCTGCCCTTGTCCTTGCTGCGCCGCCTGGTTGAAGCGGTTTTGCTGCTGCCGATTCAGTCCTGCGCCGAGTCCGAGTCCTGGCATGGCAACCTCACTGCATCCCGAAGGCTTGCATGATAGCAAGCCGTTGCGCGTTCGGGTCCATTTGCGGGGGATTGGGCCGCGTGAGCTGGATGCCCGCGCCGCCCGGCAAGCCGAATTGCAGCGACGGCGTCGTCTTGGCGGGATGGCTGGAGTTATCCAGCCCTTGAATGATGCTCCCAATCTTCGCCGTCGGCGTCTCTTGCTCCCAGTGCGGGTCGTAAAGCTGCATCATCTGGTTTCCGCCGCTCTTGAGCTTCGCCCAGGCCTTCGCCGCCATGTCGCCCCAGCTCGCCCCGGCGCCGCCGGGATTCACGACGCCCACTTGCGTCCCCTGCGGCGTGATACCCGTTCCGAGATTCATGCCGCTGTAGCCGGCGCCCGTGTCCGTCATCCCGGAAAAGCCGCCCTGTCCCGCGCCGAGTCCGCTGGCGTATTCCGGAGACCCGCTCGCCAGCGCATTCGCCCCGGCGAGTGGGGCGCTGCTCAAGCCGCCCGCTCCGGCTGCGCTCGTGCCGGCGTCGGCGCCCATCATGGCCGGCGCCATGCTCGCGCCCGCGCCACCAGCCCCGGCGAGACTCGCGCCGCCCGCTCCCGCGCCGGCTGCGCTTGCCGCTTCCGCCGCGCTTGCCGCTTCTGCGGCGCCCGCCGCGCCCGCGCCAGCGGCACCAGCGGCGCCCGCTCCCGCCGCTGCGGTCCCGGCTGCGCCGGCTGCGCCGGCTGCTGCGCCGCCTTCCGCTGCTCCCCCTGCCAATGCTGCGAGCCAGGGCATCGCTTACGTCCCGGAACCGGGCAGGTAGCTCGGTCCCTTCGCAGCGGTGAGCCGCGCCTGCAGCGCAGCCTGCTTGCGGGCCTTCTGTGCGCCTGGTCCCTTTGGAATCGCCTGCCGCGCAGCCTTTGCCGCCGCGTTCGCTTGATTCTGCCGGGCCTGGCGGCTCATCTTCTGGACTTCCGCCGTGCCGCCCGGACGGACCGGCGCGAGGCCGATATCCGCCACTTGCTGGGCAGACGGCAGGAACGTGAAGTAGGAGCTGCGGTCAGGAAGCCCGAGCTGCTCTCTCGTCTGCAGGCCCGCCTGATTCGCTCCCGCTGCCGGCGTCCAGTCCTGCGACGCTCCCGCCGCCCCCGTCCCCGTCACGCCCGACCCCGCTGGCGGTCCCGAGAGGCGCGCTGCCAGACTGCCCGACGCCGCTTGCTGCAGCCCCGGCATCATCCCCTGGTAGCTCGACACCGCTTGCTGCATCGGGGTCGATATCGCCGTGTTCGGTGGGTTCACCATCTGACCCACCATCGCCCGGTTGAGCAGGTCCGTGAGCTGTTGCTGCTGCGGCGGCGCCGTCGTCCGCTGGAATTGGGTCTGCGTCCCGCCCTGCTTCGTCGCTTCGGACTTCCCCACTAGGAGGTCGGACAATCCCGCCATGGCTCTCTCCATCCAGTTTCTTTTCGTAGACCACGGACGCCATCGTGTACCCGTAGCGCCGCATGAGCCGCGAGAATGACGTCTGCAGGAACGACCGCCCGAGATACGCGGTCTGGCAATTCCGCTCGCGGAAGTAGTCCTCCGCATACATGACGACGTCCCGCGAGACCTTGCAGCCCGGAGTAGCCCAGGCCCAGGTAATGCAGCCGTTCCGCTTCTTGCCGTCCACGTAGATTTTCGCCGCCAGCCAGGCGCGCAGAATCCCGTCCTCGATGACCACGAAGAACCGGGCGTGCGGCGCAATCTCGACGTGTTCCACCAGCTCGTCCCAGATATCGTCTGGCGTGCGGATATCGCGTCCGTGCTCGTGCGCGCTCGCCAGGATGGAATCGATACCGGCGCGGATATCCGGCTCATAGAGGGAGAGCTGGTCCGGCGTCAGGACGGTGTAGATGCGCTGCATTATCGCGTCCGCGTGTATTGCGTCGCACCCATCCGCCGCCCCTGCTCGCGCTTGAATGCCGCGTCGGTCAGCTCATCGTAAATCTGACCCGCCGCGCCCGCGAGTTCCAATTCATGCAGGTAGAGGTAACAGAGCTGCAGCGCGCCCCAGAGCACGGTACGCGGCGAGACCCCAACGAGTCCCGTCGTATCTGTCGGCTGCACCGGGTCCGGCGGGTCGGCGTAATAGTCGAGCTGGACGGTGATATCGGACGACTGCGCTGGCACGAGCCAGAGCTGGTCCATCCAGATGTAATAGGCCTGCCGGCTACTCGCGGGGACGGGGAAGGATTCGTTCCGGTCCTGGCGGTTCGCTTCCACGGCCCAATCGAACCGCCCACCAGGCAGGCGCCCGATGGGCAGCAGATTTGCCGGTGCGGACGTGGACTGCGGCATGAATTGATACACCGCAGCTTCCACCACGAAATCGTCCGGGAGCGGCACGCCAACGTAGCTGTTGGCGGGAAAGGGAAACTGGACGCTGTTCTCTTGGAAGTGCCAGTCGGCGGTCTGTTGCAGGCGCTCGATAGTCGTCCAGACGAATTCGTCAAGCTGCGGGTCGGTGAGGTCCGTTGCCGATAGGACCACGTGCGCCCGGATTTGCTGGCGGATATCGTCTAGGGTCACGGCTCACGTTACTTTTCGGCGCCCTTATCCGCTCCGGACTTGGTAGACCCGCCCGACCCGAGCGGCTTCGTGCGGGAAGCCTCGATGTGGAATCCGCCCTTCGACTTCGTCCAGTCGTCTCCGCCGCCGTCGGCCCGCTTGTCCTGGTTCGCCTGATTGCCCTGGACCTTCGAGGGCAGGCTGTCCGCTCCGGTGCCATCCATTTTCACGGGAGGAAATCCTTTCCGGGACCGTATGGTCCCCGTGGCGGCGCCTTCGGCTGCATGAGCTTGGACTTCGTGCCACCCTTCGCGCCGGCCTTCATCGAGCCGGGATTGAGCGGCGGCTTTGCAGACCGCTTCGGCGGTTTCGTGAATCGCATCTCAGCCTCCCACCAGAATGACCCGGACCATGTCGTTCGCCGCGATATCGGCGCCGGCAATTTCCGTCAGCGCGCCCGCCGCACCCTTGTAGGCGCGGAGCGTCTTATTGAGAGCGTCCCAGACGATGAGAAACGGCTTGATGGTCCAGGTCTGCGGCGATCCGGTCGGCGTGGTCGCCCAGGAGAGCCCGACCGCTCCATAGACGTTCTTCCAGCCGATTTGCGCCAGCGTATTCGTCAGCGTGAGACCGGTTGCCGTGTAGTCCGCCGGCTGCACACGGAGCGCCAGCACCTTGAATCCCATGCCCTTCGCGAAACGGTCCGCCTTCGCGAGCCCACCGAGGTTCGTGTCCTTGGTCTCGATGGTCGCGGCCAGCGGATCGATACCGGGGCTGTCGAGACTCCGCCCCTGTATCGGCTGTGTCTGCGTCTGCGTCTGCGTCGTCTCGTCCTGGGGCTCGGAATGATGCTTGACCATCACCGCACCTTTCCAGGCGGCGGCTGTCCCCGGTACCGGACTTCATCGCTCGGGACGGCGGGTCCGCCGCGCGCTCCGTAGCTGCCGAGCTTCTCCTTGGTCGTCTTGGGAATGTCGGCACACGTCCGCTGGACGGTCTTTGAGAGGAACCGTTCCAGGTCGCTCTTCTTGTCGGTGACGGTGGCGCTCATGGCGTGAAGTCCGCGACGCCCTTGAGGCGCCCATGTGCGCCGGGTCCGGGGGTTCCCGGCAGTCCGCCCGCCGTGGACGGGGCGGCGCCGGAGAAGTGAACTTCCAGGCCCAGCTCCGTAATGAACTCGTCCTTGTTCGAGTCCACTCCGTTCCCCTGGACGTTCATCTTGAAATCGGTGTCGTCGAGGACACGGAGCTTCAAGAACTGCACATCGATGGCATAGCCGTCCTTCCGGAGCACGGGGTCCACCGAAAGCAGGGGATGCTGCTTGAACAGTAGCGACCCGAATGGGGTCAGGTACCGAGTCAGCTTCAACCCATAGGTTTCGTCTGTCGGGACGGCCTCTATCATGAACTTGTTTTTCGCCATCCGGTTCCAGGCGTTCAGGAACGTGGAGCCGCAGAGCACGAGCTTTTCACTGGCGCCGTAGCGGAATACCGCCTCGCACCAGTTGTCCGCCGCCCGCTCGTTCAGCGTGCCGCCGAATGCCGTGCCGATATCCCAGTTGAGCGCGGGCGTGTTCGGGTCTATCGAGACCGGCGGAAGCCAGTTGAGCATGCCCCGCATCGTGCGGAGCGGCTTCCCTTGGGACGTCCCGGTCAAGTTCCCTGCGCCGCCCGGAATGGACGTCACTTCCATGCGCTCACTGAGCAGTAGCGCCCGCTCGATATCGAGTGCGTGGAGCTGGTAGGTCTGGCGCTGCTCTTCGGTGTACGGACCGGACGAGTCGTAGCGCGTCCGGGTGCGGAGCGCCGTCCGCGTGAACTCCATGCTGTTGCGGAAAATCTGCGTGAAGTTGAAGTGCCGATAGGGCTGGTACGTGACGGCGTCTTTCGAGTCCGCCCCTTCCGGCGAGCCGTTGCCGACAATCAGGACAGGGTCTCCTGCGCCGGTCCCGTCCCCCGCGCCACTCGATGCGCCGCCGGTCAGTGCCGGGTTGGCGCCAGCGATTTTGTGTCCGTGGTCCCGGCGGACGGCAATGGAGCTGTTCGTGGTGGAGACGGAGACGACAAGCAGGTTTTCCTCCGTCGTCTCGTTCATGAGTATCTGCCCCGGCGAGAAGATGGTCGGGTCGTCCACCAGGAGATAGGCAATCGCATCGTCCGCCTGGCCGGCGGCGACGGTGTCTCCGACGGCGGGCGGGTCCGTGCTCTTCGCCCCGTTCACATTCGCCCGCTGCAGTGGCATGCCCTTCTCGAACCAGCGGAATTCCGGATCGTCGGTCCGCTCGTCCGGCAGCATGCTCAGGATGGCGGTTAGGGGCGTGTCTCCATTCGGAAAGACCAGGTTGATGCCCTGCCGCCAGTTTTTCGGGCGCTCGTCATCGGTGAAGTTCCCGGTGCCGTACATGCCCAGAATTGCCATCGGCTACTCCCCCTCAGCCCCGCCGCGCGAGTCGGTAGAGCGATTTTTGAACCGGCGTCAGCGGCGCCGCGCGCCGTCCCAGTCCGGACCCCATCTCGGCAGACGCGGGACGCAGCCGGTCCCGCGCGTCAGTCATCGAGGACACCCGAGCGCGCCGCCCGGCGGTCGGCTCGGGAATGTCGATGTCGTAATTGGCGCGCAGCTCTGCGCGTGTCCGCGAGCCGATTTCGTGGAGGACTTGCTCCGACGTGTAGGGACGGCCCTGGTTCACTTCGTTGGCGACTTCGGAGGCGAATTGGCGGACGAGTCGCTCGTGCTTCAACAGGTTCTGGTTCGTCTCCCAGAACCTCCGCTTCATTTCGTCGCCTTCGCGGGCGATGATGTTTTGCTGGTCGCGCGCCGCGATGTGTTGCTGGACTTGCTGCAGGACCGCCGCCTGCTGATTCTGGGAGAGCTGCGAGCCGATGAGGACCGCGCTCTGGAGCGCATTCGTCGCCAGCTCCGCGCCGCGCTCGGGGTCCGCAATCATCTGATTCCACGTGTGCGGATCGATGCGGAAGAGCTGCATCGCTTCGCGGACCGGATCGACTTGCGGCTGCTGCTGCTGCGGCTGCATCGCGCCGCGCGCAAGGAATTCCACCTCGCGCTGCATCTGCTCGCGGCGGGCGCCTTCGGCGGCGAGCCGTTCCCGGAGTGTCGCTAGCTCTTCAGAAACGGTGGAGCGGCCCGAGATACTTTCTGGCTCCGGTTCGTCCGGCTCGGTCTGATCCGGCGGACGTTCAAACCCTGGGGATTCGTCGCGGTCGTCGCGCTCGTCATCCGGCGGTCCCGGTGCGTCGGGCCGCTTGACACCAGCCATTGCCGCGAGACCACGGGAAAAATCTTGCGACGCCATACTGCGCGTGTAGCGCGCAGAGGGATACTATGCAAGCATTATACAGAACCAGGAAGCTGTTTCCCCAGGGGAGAGTTAGCTGGCCCGCTCCCTGGTCTGCCCTTCTCCGTGCGCGGCGCCGAGCGCTTCGAAGGTGCTTATCATCCGGTCCACTTCGGACGCGGCGCCGTGGCGCGCATAGAGCGCAGCCTTCTGCTCGTCCGTGACGGCGAGATGGTGAATATACGCCCGCTCAATCCGCATGACGAGCGTGTCCCGATGGTCCCGGAGGACGTCCAGGATGATGGGGAGCGAGCCTTCCGCGTTCAGGTGCTGGAAGATGCGCCGGGCCTGCTCGTCAGAAACCCGATGCTGTATTTTGACCAGCGACCTGCGGCTGACTCCCGCCATGCTCCCGCCTCATGCGCGCGAAGAGTGCGCGCGACGCCCGCGCATCCACAAAACGCTCCTCCCGGACCCGACGCAGCTCCGCCATCGCGCGCTGCGCCACGGTTACTTCGTCCGACGTCACCCGGAAGTAGTAGCCCCGCCCGGCCTTCCGCTGCTCTGCCAAGAGCCAGCCCATCTCGATCCACCACTGGACGCGGCGGCGCGGGACGCCGAGCAGGAACGCCACCTCTCCGACGTTCTTCGTCATCCAGGCGCCCCACTCATACCCGCCGCCGGGTTCGGCCCGGCGCCCACCGGGAAGCCGTCGCTCCCTTGCGCGGGCGGTACGGACGACGGGCCGGCGCCGTTCCCCGGCTGGTTCGGGACAAGGTTCCCTTGCTGGACCTGATTCTGGACCTGGTCGTTCGGCATGACCTGCACCGTGACGAAGTCCTGCAGGTTCCGAATGCCGGTGATGCGGAGCAGCTCCGTGAATACCTCCATGACGTTGATGGACGCGCCGGGCGGCATGGCGATATTCGGGTTCTGCATGCACATCTGCAGGATTTCCCGCAGCGTGTTCACCCACATGCTCTTATCGGTGGGAATGCCCTGCTCTAGCATCGGGATGCGGAATTCGCCCTGCAACAGCTCGGGACCGACGTCCAGCATGGGCTCGTTCAGCATCTTCCGGTAAATGTCGAGCGTCGGAACCTGCAACCGCTGGCTCAAAAACATCTTCGTGTTTTCGAGCATCATTTCCGCCCATTCGGTCATGCCCTGTGCGGCACAGGTTACACCGATGAGCTTCATGCGTCCCGACGCCAGGGAGAGCTGCGCCTGGACTTCCGTTGCCGCGCGGCGCCCCGTGTTGGACAGACCCTGGAGAAGCCGGTTCGCCCCAGTGACGGTCTCAATCAGGTCGATAACGGTCTGGGCGTCTCCGAGATGCCCCTGGGTCGTGTCCTGTACCGGGAGCGGAAACACGGCTTCCTTCGTGGCACCCGTCGTGTAGTGCTCTTTATTGATGCGCCAGATGCCGGACGGATTCGGGTTCGACCAATCGACAGTTTCGAGCAGTGACGGGTCTACGATGACTTCGTTATTGAGGGTCTTGCGAACCGCCGCCATCCGCGAATTGAACAGCCACGACAGATGATATTGCAGGCCCGAAATCGTCTCCACCATGGACGGCGTGGCCGGCGAGTGGACGTCATAGTTGATTTGGATGCCAGCGAACGGAAACCGGCGCCCAGGGAGGTTCGCCGGTTCGGCGCGGATAATGCGGGCCGCGTTCGCCATCGTAAACACCCAGAGAGACGGCAGGTCATTCGTCCGCGTGGTGGGCAGTCCTAGGTCTTTGGGCTTACAGAACCACCACATTTCATGAATGTTCACATAGCCCTTGTCGTACTGGTCGATCCGACCGCGCGTCCATTCTTGGGCGAGATTGACCGTCTCCCCGAGCGCCGAGCGTCCGCCCGCGTAGGACGTCACGTCAGGATAGCCGTAGCCGCCAGGGCGATACGGAATCCACTCGATGCCCGCATACATCCCTTCCGCCTGCTTAATCTCCAGCTCCGTCGGGGAGCGGCGCATCCGGTGCGCGACGAATTCGCCGCGCTGGAATTCCGCCAGCGAGCGATGCGGGTCGGGGAAGAAATCGAAGGGTGAGACGTTCATCGCCTCATTGCCTTCGTAGGAGACGATGTCCTGCTCCGTGAGGTAATCTTCGCTCTGGCCGGCACCGAAGAGGTCCGGGGCGAACGTCCGGACGAGCTGCGGCCACTCGCGGATGGTCCAGACGTTCTTGATGACGCCCCAGTCGTAGCGGAGCGCATCGAACATCCATTGAATCAGGATGAGCAGCCCGCGAGGCCGCATCCGGTCCATCTGGTATTCGAGGAGATGCTCGTGGAGCATCGCCGCCTTGACGTAGTCGCCCACCGGCTCAACCGGAAAGATGGGCTTCCGGTCCGTAAACACCGTGACCAGGAACGACAGAATCGACTGTATCTGTGCGTAGGTGTACGGGACGACAATCTTCTGGACGCCTTCGGTGAGCGCGCGGGAGCGGCTCTGCTTGTCCTCCGGGTCCGCGTACCGGAACGACCGATAGAGCCGCTCCGACTCCCGCCAGCGCACATGCCGTCCGCCCCAACGCTGCTCGCTCGCCCGGATGCGGTTCCGGATGGCGCTACAGAGCCGGTCGGAGAGCCGGCTCGACTCCTGGGACAGCTCGTCCGCGACGCTAGGGTCCATCATATTTCGACCCGCTGTCCTGGCAGGACGGAGCGCCCGAGCGCCCGGTCGTGTTCGTAGGCCCCGGCCACGGGACGGAGAATGTCCGCCAGCGCGTAGCGGAGCGCGTCTATCGCGTGGTCGTAGAGCCCATCTTTCTTCGGGGTCTCGACACCGTCATGCCCAACATGGAGCCGGTAGCCCCCGGTGAAGGCTTCTCGGACCCACGTGCATTCGGCATGGACCCGCAGAAGCGGGACGCCGAGATGCGTCCGGGCGATGAGGTCGCGGAGCGCCTCGACGGTGGGCCAGATTTTGAGCTTCCGGAACCGGGGAACGATGCCGTTCCGCCGGAGAATCTGGACACAGGAAAACCCCAGGTCGTTCTTCTGGACGCCCGCCGCATCGCAGTAGTCTTGCACCGCCAGGTCGCCAAAGTGTTCGAGCGTCCGCTGCTTCACCCGGCGGGAAAACATCTCGATATCTTCGTTCGTGCCGAGCAGCTCATCGAGGATGTGGACGTGGCCGGTCGGCAGGACTTGCACCCAGACGCAGCACGGATGCCGATAGCCGAAGTCCCAGCCGCGAATGACCGAGACGCCACGCTCGGGCATGAGCACGGTGACGTGCCGCGTCTCCGAGAACTCCGGAAAGACGGGGGTGCCCGTTGCCGTAAAGCCCCACTGGCCTTCGAGGAACCGGCGGCGCCGGTTCTCGGGCATCTTCTGCAGCTCCGCGATGTAGTCGTCGGAGATGTTATTGTGCCCGACCGAGCCGTCGGGGAGGAATCTGTCGGGGCGGCGGTTGCAGATGGGGACGTCTTTTTCGGCCTCTTCGTCCGCTGCCTCTTCGCCAACGCCCGGATGGCGCTTATAGCATCGCGACCAATTATCGAGAGTCGCAAAGTGGTGGACCGCCATATTGGTCTGGCGTTCCAGGACGAACGTCTTATAGAGCCAGTGGTCCCGGTTCGGCGGGTTCGTCGCGTAGACGAGACGGCGGGGTCCGATTTTCCCCGAGAGCCGGCCCTTTGACAGCATGGTATGATCTTCGGGCGTGAACTCATAGGCTTCGTCCCCAAAGACGGCATCGAAGGATGCGGAGCCGAGCTTCCGCCAGTCGTCGAGGCAGCGGGCCATGACGAGCGTCCCGCCCTGCAAGGTGACTTCCTCGCGGCCTTCCGTGCGGCGCGGCTCGCCATCGATGAGCTGCGGGGGGCATTCGAGGAGGAAGTCGCGCCAGGTCGTGTCGCGGAGTGCGGGATAGGTTTTCCGGAAGATGACGAAGCGGGCGCCGGGATGTTCGAGGCCAAGCAAGATGGCTTCCCAAATCATCGCCACGGATTTCCCGGCTCGCCAGGCACCCAGAAGAAGGCGGAACTTCGCGCCGTCCCCGTGAAATTGGTTCTGGACGTCAGACGGCTGGTAGGTATCGACGGACGTGGCTGCGGGCACGTTATCGCCGCTTCTGCCTCACGTGACCCGGCAGGTTTTTGGTCTTAGTCGCGGCGAAGTCCCGGAGCTGGGACTTCGTCATATCGAGCCCCGTTTTCTTCCCCTGCTTCGCCTGCGCGTACTTCATCCCCATCAGGTGTTGTTGCGATTTGCTCACTGACGGCATGGCTGTTTCCTTCCTCCGCAATCAGTTGGTCCAGCATGCGGATGGCGCCCGTGAGCTGGTCCATTTGTGACGTGAGCTGTTGCTGCGCCGTCCGGTACTTCTCGCGAGCGGCGTCGAGTTTCTGCAGCGATTCAACCATCGCGGTCCGCCGGTCCGTGAGCGTCATGCGGTTTCCAGTGCGGCGACACGTGCCGCCAATTCCTTCACCGCGTTGACGAGTGCGACGAGGATCGGGTGCATATCGAACGCGAGCACGCCTGCGGTTTCCTCGACGTCGTCGGGCGAAAGCTTCATGCTCGTTTCGGTGACGCATTCGGGGAACACGGGTTGCACGGCGCTGGCGTCAAACCCGTAACACGTCGCCCCGTCGGGGTCGGCTTTTAGGCGGTAGGTGATGGGCTCAAGTTGCACGACCTCGGCAACGCCACGGGCGTAGGGGGCGATATCTTCTTTCAAGCGCGGGTCGGAGGGATTGGCCCATGTCGTGCCGGACGCCTTCGTGGCGGTGGCGCCGAGAATGGTCAGGTTCCCAGCGTTATCGGAGAGCAGAATATTGACGTAGGTTGTGGAGCCTGCCGGCGCTCGCTGCACCAAGAACAGATCGAGCGCCGGCCCCGCGCGGAGGATCCAAGAGGCTTTGGTCGCGTCGTCGAGCGCGGTCGCGGCGTTCACGTTGACCCGGAGCTGGATATCCCCGGCATTCGCTTGATCGACCAGGCGCCCTTTCACCGTCGCGCCGCCCCATTGAAAGGCATTCGTCACCGCACAGGCGACCGTTTTTGTCGGATCGGTCGGCGTTATCGAGCCGCCGCCCACCGTCCACGGCAGCTTCGTCGGGTCGGGCGGAAAGACGGTCGGGACGCCTGTCAACTTCCCCCAGCCGAGCCCGATGATATTGGCGTCCGCGACGGTGCTGGCGGCGATATCGGCGCCCAGAATAGTCCCATTCAGAATCTTGTCGGTCGTCACCGCGTCGGCGGCGAGATACTGATTCGAGACCTGACCGGGCGTGAGATTCGCCGGGGGCTGGGCCGTGTAGATGAGTGCGGTGCCCGTCGCGTTCACCGAGACGATTTGGTTCGCGACGGGGACAGTCGGCAGCGGGGGCAGGGACGGCGTCACATCCGAGCCGAGCATGGAACGCATGACGGCAGCGGCGGCGATAAGCGGATTCGGATAGCTCGCCGTGAGCGACCCGCCCGCCGCGCCCGATGGCGGCATGCCGCTTGGGACGCTCGTCAGCTTCGACCAATCGCACGAAGAGATTTTGGCGTTGGTGACGTTCGCATCCACAATCTGGGCGGTCTGGACGGAATTCGCCGCCATCTTGGCATTCGTCACCACGGCTGCGGCGATGGTGGGACCGGGATACGTGCCCGTCAGGTCGCCCGACGCCGGCCCGCTGGGCGCGATGCTTGACGGCGTGCCGGTGATTTTGCCCCAGGAGACCGAGCTGATTTTCGCGTCGGTCACGCCGTTCGGCGCATCCGCAATCTTCGCCGTCGTCACGGCGCCGGGGGCGATAACGGGATTCGGATAGGTCGAACCGACCGCGCCCAAGTCGCCGCCGGCAGCGCCCGATGGAGGCATGCTGGTTGGCGCCCCGGTGATCTTCGCCCAGCCGACCGACGCGATGAGCGGGTCCGTGACAGCGCCATTGGCGATCTTCGCCGTGGTGACAGACGCCGTTATCAGCTCGGCTGTCCCGACGGAGTTCGCCGCAAGCTGCTGTTCGGTAATGGTCTGGTTCGCGATATCGATTGCCTGAATGGTCCCGTCTGCAATGTTCCAGCTCGTCACGGAGTTGAGCCCGAGCTGCTGATTCGTGACGCAGCCGTCGGCAAGCTGCGGGGTATCAACGGCCTTCGGCCCGATAAGTGGGTTCGTGATTGCCCCGTTGGCAATCTGCGCCGTGCCGACGGCTCCGTTAGCGATATCGACGCCCTGAACGGTCCCGTCCAGGATGTGGGCACTCGTGATGGTGCTGGAGGGAATCTTCGGCCCGGTGACAGCGCCGTCCTGGATGATGGGCGTGGTGACGCTGCCGAGCGCCAAATCCACGGTCTGGATGCCGCCGTCGGCTATCTGCGTGCTTGTCACCGCACCCGTGGCAATGAGCGCGCTGGTGATAGCGCCGGGGGCGATATCCACCGTCTGGATGGCGCCGTCGGTGATTTTCGCGGACGTGACGGCATTGTCTGCGAGCTTCGCCGTGGTGACGCTGCCATCTGCGATGGGACCGCCGCCGCTGCCACCCGAGACGAGCTGCCAGTTGGCGCCCGCCGACCCCATCACCGTAGACTGCGTGACGGTCGCGGAGAGCGTCAGGAGATAGAGGCCATTCGTACCGTCGTAGTATTCCGCGATGGCGATGCCTTCGTCGTCGCTGAGTTTCAGCACCATCCAGTCCACGATGGACATGGAATTGACGACGCTGCCCCAGACGGGGGGAACCTGCATGATGCCGGCGACCGCCGGGACGGTGTAGGGGCGATGCGCGAGCAGCCCCCACCAGTCGCCTACGGTCAACTGCCGCAGCGGCAGGATTTCGTCATGAAGCCACTGCTCCCATACGGGTTCGCGAGCGGTTGCCACTAGCGCACCTCGACGGTCGTCTGGTCCTTGGCGTCCGCCTTCGGACGCGCCACCAGATTATTGACGATGACTTGCGTCGGGCGGTCGGAGCCCGCCGCCGGCTTCTGGGTTGAGAGGATGTGCGTAAACGCCAGGGCAAACATCTCCTTGGCGATGCGGTCCTCTTTGGACCAGAGGAGCTTTTCGAAGCGCCGGAGCGAGCGGGGCTTGAGCAGGATTTCCCCGAGCGCGCGGGCGTTCAGCTCGCGGGCATCTTCTAATGATGTGGGCTTCTTCCCCGCCAGCTCAGACGGCTTCTCCAGGTGGCGGAGCTTCTGGGCTTCCAGCATGCGCTCCCGCGCCGCCCGCCGAATCGCCATGTCCCGCCCCGACAGCCCCTGCATGTCCGCGATTGGCAGGGGCTTTTTCGGCTCGTCTCCGTCCGCCATCCACGGGCGCCGTAGCACGGAAACCCGAAGCAAGAAACACAGTTGAACGGGTACCCAGCGAGCGACGCCAGTCCATAGCAGACAGTCAAAACCCGAATAAAATCAGGCGCGTCCGATTTCCGTCGCGCCGGGTGTACTACCAGTGTCCGGCTGGGCCGGTCGCGAAATTACTTGAGTCGTTTTCCTTCGCATGCCAGGGCTCTGCCCTGGCATGGCGAATGGAACCGTCCCGCCGTCGCAGCCGCCGCCCACGACGCAAATCGTGGTGCCGGGCGCGGGCTGGGTAGACGTCGCCAGCCGGGTGGTCGTCCAGGTCGGCTTTCCCGTCGTGGTCGCGGGCGTACTCCTCTGGTTCTTGCTGACCCGGTTTCAGGACACCATGAACGTCATTGCCACGCGCATGTCGAGCAACACGGAGGCTGCGGCAAAGCTCGTGGACGCGGCGACGCTCGAATACAAGGAAATCCAGAAGCAGTCGGACGAGCTGGGAAAGCAGACCTCGCTCCTCCAACAGATAGCGAACGACGGGGCACGGATAACCGACATCCGGACCCGCGAGCTGGAGCAGCTCCAGGGTATCGCCAAGCAAATGTCGGAGCGCCCGCGACCCTAATGCCTGGCCCCGGCGCCCCGCCCGCCATGCCGCTCCCGGCTGGCACTGAGCCCGTCAGCGCACGGGGCGGCACGGGCAGTCTGGAAGAGCGGCTGGCGCGCGTAGAAACCCGGATCGATTTTCTCTCCGACTACACCGCCCTGTCCGTGATTCCGCAGTCGCTGACCTTGTCATCGCCAAGCGCCGTCGAAGCCGGCGCGGTCTCCATCCCGTGGGGCTCGCTCCGGCGCCTCCTGCAGATTCCCGAGAGTCGCTGGGACGTCTGGGCGGCGGGCACCGTGCTCTCCGCGACGTCCGCTATCACGGTCGCGTTGGTCTACGTCGCGGACGACCAGACGGACTATGTGCTCGGGCAGCAGACCTATGCGGCCAATGCGGTGCGGCAGAAGGTCCAGCTCGGGCCGTTTCAGCTCCGGGGCAGTTTCGCCGCCAGCGCTGGAGTGCCGCAAAACGAAGCCATCGTGACCTTCGGCATTGCCGGGCAGATGGTGACGGGCGGGCACAGCGCGACGCTGTCCGCCTGGACGCTCTGGGTGCGCCAGAGCCCGAGAAGGGGTTAACGAATGGGCGCGATTGTCCGCAAATACTATTTCGATAACGTCCGGGGAGCGCTCTTTAGCGGCTCCATGAGTCAGTCCCAGGTGGACGGGCAGACCGTGCTCCTCGACTATGCGGAGCAGCTCGGATGGGACGACCGCTGGACGGCGTACGTGCTCGCCACGACGTTCCACGAGACCGCCCAGACGATGCAACCGATTGCGGAATATGGAAAAGGGAAGGGGCGCCCGTATGGCGTCCCCGACGGTCCCTATGGGCAGACCTATTATGGCCGCGGATATGTGCAACTGACTTGGTATGATAATTACAAGAAGCAGGACGCGAAGCTGAACCTGAACGGCACGCTCGTCAAGGACGCCGACCTGGCCCTGGATATGCAGATTGCCACCGAAGTCATCTTCGGCGGCATGCGGGACGGCGATTTTACGGGCGTCGGGCTCGCGAAGTACATCAACGACTCGCAGACGGATTTCTACAACGCCCGGAAGATCGTCAATGGGCTGGACCAGGCGACCACTATCCAGGGCTATGCGGTGAAATTCGCCAACGCGATTGTCCACGGTGCGGACAGCCCCGTGTGAAAGGGGGGACTGCGACATGGACCTGATTCAGCTCGTGGTGGTCTTAATCGTCGTGGGCGTGCTGCTCTGGCTCGTCAACACGTACATCCCGATGGACCCGAAGATAAAAAACATCCTGAACGCCGTCGTTGTTATCGCGGTCGTGCTCTGGCTGCTGACGGTATTCGGGCTCTTGCCTCTCGGGCACTCAATCCGCGTTGGCCCGCGAGAATAGGGGAGGCAGCAATGGGACGAGCACGGAATTTCATGGCGACCGCCGTCAAGCGGCCCGGCGCGTTCAAAGCGAAGGCGCAGCAAGCGGGGCTCGGGACGAAGGCGTTTGCGGACACGGTGCTGGCGGAAGGGTCGCAGGCGAGCACCCGGACGAAGCGGCAGGCGAACCTGGCAAAGACATTCGCCAAGTTCCGACCGTGAGTTGACGGACCGGCTCGGGAAACGTAGGAAGCTGGCTGGTCGGAGTGCCTCCGGCCCCCACCACCCCAGGCGGGACGTCGCCACGGCATGGTCCCTAGAGGGCATGGGGCAGCAGCCATGACGGGGCGACGGTCCCCCGCCCGGCAGCGGCGCGACCGAGCGCGTTACGCGCGGGCGGTTCTGGAAGGGCGCGGCGTCACTCGCCCGCGCATATTCGCCCCCGTTCCCGACTTGCCCCCTTGCATAGAACCGTCGAAGGTGTCTGAACGGGGCAAGCGAGGGAGACGGACGACCACGCAGCCCTGAATGTCATTTCCGGTGTCGCTTGTTGCGGGGCGGTTTTGGCGGCGGCAACGGCGGCAGCGGACCCTGCACAGTCGGCAGGCGCCCGAGCATCATGTGCTGGCGCTCGACAAGCTGACGCAGCTCGCGCGGCGACATGCCGGCCAGCAAGTGTTGGTTATTCCGGATGGCTTCGCGGATGCGGCGCTCGTCATCGAGCCGGTCGAGATAGTCCGCGACCGCCTTGATAATCATGTTGCTGACGCTGCGGCGCTGCCCTGGCGCGTGCTGTTCCAAGCGCGCGAGCAGGTCCACGTCCATCCGAATATTGATTTGCTTGGTATGCGCGACCCGGCGCGGCTTGGGCGGAACGTCCCCCGACATGCGTCTGGACCTGTGTCTGCTTTTGCCCATTGTGGCAATTACAAGACCCTTACATCACAAATGGGTTGACAACGCATCTGCGTTGGGATTTTACGGCGGCGGAAGAGGGAGGGTAGGCGCATGGCAAAAGGCCCGATGGTCACTCCGCGCTTCATCCTCGAAGAAAAACCAAAGATGGGTTGGCGGTACGTGTTCCTGGCAAACGCAGCGGGCATGCTGCTCAGTACGGAGCCGGTGTGCTCGTTCCCGGTCGACGAACATCCGTGGTTTGCGAAGTGGATTCTCGAACAGCGCGTCCCCGTCGAGCTACCCGACGTGGCGACCGACCGGAAAGCACTCAACGAGAAAGCAAAGGAGATTCTCGACAAGGACAAGAAGAAATGAGCCGCTGGACGCACGCGCTCTGCCGGGCCTGCTATCAGGTCCGGCGCCCGACCGTCGCGATTCCACATCTGGTCGTGGACGGGGAGCCCGCCATGTGTTGCTCGTGCGGGAACGCGGCACTGCCGGGGCTTTACTACCGGGACGACCCGAAGCTCTATAAATACTGCGGTCTGAGCCATCCGGAGGAACAGGACGATGCTGGATAAGCGCGACCCACACTATGCGCTCGGGTTCGAGCACGGACAGGCCGGTGTCGAGCGCTACGTATTCCAGGACTGCGAAAACCAGCGACGCTATCTCATCGGCTACGAGCATGGACAGCCGGTCGTCGGTCGGCGCACCGCCTCAGAGTCCCTCTCGGCCTTCGAACAGCTCGCCAAGCAGATGCAGCACCAGCAACAGTCTCGTTTCAGGCAATCGATCTGGGGCGGAAACGGCACGGTCTTTCCCGGCAAGCCGTGACCTTCCGGTCGCACTTCGGCTTCCTCTTCGACTTCTGCGACCTGCACGTGTCGCGCTGGGCCTCACGGCGACAATCGGACTGGAACCGCCTAGGTGCCCTGGACCTTATTCCCCGCTACTTCGACCGCCAGGGATTCCCCATCCCCGGCGACGGTCCGATGGATGCCGTGCTCGCCTGGGCGAAGGTCCGCGAAGAGACCGACTGCATCGTCGCGTGGGACGAGCTGCCCGACGGGTCGCACCTCTCCACCGTCTGGCTCGGGATGGACCATAACTTCTTCTTCGGTCCGCCGCACATCTTCGAGACCATGCGGTTTACCCGCGACACGCACCCCGTCCAGCTCCCCGGCGGCACGGAATTCCAGGGCCGGGAGTCACTCGAATTCCCCGACCCGTTTGGCGAGCCCGGCGAGACGGCAGACCAGCTCCGCTATACGACCGAAGAGGAAGCGCTGGCGGCGCACCACGAGATTGTGCGACGTATCCGGCTCCGGGAGGGACACTAAGATGGCAGCCCTGACCGTCATCCTCGATGTCAAACAAGTCGCGGCGATACTCGGCATGACGCCCCCGGCACTGCATGCTCTTCGGCGGGCAGGCGGCGGACCGCCGTGCTTCCGCTACATCCCGCGCGGGCGCGTCGTCTACCGACTGCAGGATGTCGTGCTGTGGGTAAGTGTCGTCAATGTGCGCGCGGCATCCGCCCTGGCAGCCGTGTACGATGCCGCCGTCACCGAAGGCATCGCGGACTACAATGAGCTGCGGACACGAGCATTGACTGCCGCGCAACAGGCACAGGAGAAACATGACGGCACTCTCACGGGCACGCAGACCCGACACTAGGAGGGTCACTTAGGCAACGCATGACCTTCTCGCTCGCCTTCGCCATCGTCCAGTGGGGCATCCTGCTCCCCTTCCAGGTCTATTGCGTCTGGCGCTCCTGGCGGAATTGGAAGGAGTCCGACACGGAGCTTGAGGACGCGCGCCGGCTCCGGCAGGACGCGCTCGATAGCTACCTGGAGATGCTCCACGATCTGCGGTCCGTCGAGCCCGGCACCGACGCAGAGAAGCCGCCCACGGTGCAATGAAAGCTAGGGAGCCAGCCACACGCCGCTCGTCCGGGCGTGAGCCTGCCGCGTCCGTGGCGGGGCTGGCAAGATCAGTGAAAGGTGGGGTTCCTGATCTAGAGCAGCCGTCCTTGCGATACTGGCAGGAGCTGCTCCACTTTCCACTTCCGCTTCTTCGCATACGCGAGCAGCCACGCGAGCGAATGATCCTTCCGCACCAGCACCCAGTCAAGAACCGGCGGCGTCGCCACCACTTCCCCACCCTCAACCTTCACGCCGCAGCAGAACCATTGCCCCTCGATCCGGTACCACTCGCCAGCCGCCACGCGCTCGGGTATAGCACGAGATGCTTTTCTCTCTCTCGGGGAAAGCAGCTCCTGCGTCGGTTCCCGTCCCCTGACAAACGGATGCCGCCCCCGGCGACGTTTCCCTCGCTTGATGTGACCTGGGGTCCGGGGGCCGGCGCGGGAGTCCATACCCCCACGGAGCGCGCGGCATGACGATCAAGCAACTCGACGCATGGAATCGACTGCGCGAGGATTTGGAGCGCGAGCGCGACGAAGCCCGCGCCGCGCTGCGAACGATCGTCGAGAATGTCGATACATGGTCCATTGCGCAGCTCCGTGCGTACATCCGCGCCCTGCCGTGGGCGAAAGAATGAGCGCACCCGAGCCCGCCGCGACCGCCCGCCAGCTCCGCTTCTCCCTCGAACTCTCCGGCGTCGCCGCCTTCGCCGCCGGCCTCATCGTCGGCTACCTCCTGGCCCAGCTCTGACACCCCATTGTTTCCTGGGGAACATTTTTGTACGCTCTCCCCCGCTGGCAGGCTCGGGAACGACAGACGAGCCGACTCCGTGTCCCGCCGGCTTTCCTCTTTGCAGGCTCAACGGTGAGGCACCCCCGCGTAACCGGAGCCTCCTAAGTCCCCTCCTTCGGATACCCCCTCCCCGACCCTCAGGGCTTACCCTCCCGGCGGTCTCGGAGGGGGTTTCCTCTTTCCAGGGTTCCACTTGCACTTCCCCTCCCGGTATCGACACAACCGCCGGGGACCGTGCTCGCAGGTCTCGGCATCCACCACCGGGCGCGGCGTTACCGTGACGCCCCATCCATCCGCCGCCAGGTGCGGATAGCGCTCCCCAAGTTCCCGGTTCACCGCATCTTGCAGCAGCTCGGCGGCGAGCTGGGCACGGCTCGGGGGCAACGGCTGCCCACACGTCACGCACCGCCCCTCTTTCCGACGGCGCGCTCGCAGCGCCCGCATCAGCTCCGCCTTCGTCTGCCCCATAGGCGACTACGGTTACTCCCCCCGGTAACAGTAGTCAAAACCGGCGGTAACAGTAGTCAAAACCGCCCGTGCCGCAGGCCCCCCCGCCCCTGAGCCCGCCCTGTCCCGCTATCCGGCTCTCCGTGCTACGTCCGCCTCTCAATGCCGCCCAGCCGGCGGGATTTTGCCACGGCGGACCCTCCCGACTGCAGATTCCGCACTCCCGCTCACTTTCCCCCGTCTTTCCGCGCTCCGCGCGCCCCTCGACGCCCTTTTCGCTCCGACGAGGGCACGCCAGCCGGAATCTCTCCACTTTCCGCCCCCTTAGCGCCATCTTGCGGCTTTTCCCCCTCCAGAAACGCCCACAGCAGGAAAACCGCCACCATATCCTCGATTTTCGGCCCTGGACGCGCCTTCCAGCTCATTTTCCACCCCCAAAACGGCTCTGGAGGGCCCAAATAGCCCCCAGACA